GTTTCCCAGTCACGATCGTTGCATGGTATGGTGTGGAGACAAATTCTTAGTTAATGAGCCAAAGCAGGTAAACCCTGGTATTGTTTGGCGGTTCCAAAAGGTCAACTGTGAGACATGGGGGCGAGGCCCAATCATGGAGGCGTTGCCTTCAATCATTAGTCTTAATGAAATGGCTAGAGTTGAATTAGCAAGTGCTAACTTAAATACATTTAGACCTTATATGGCGTTTAGTGACGGGGTATTTAACCCTCACACATTTAGATTGCAGCCATTTACTATTATTCCTATTCAGCCTGTTGGTACTGATGGCCAAGTCCCTTTGATTCCTTTGGGTGACTCATCAAATCCTCAATTCGGTGAAATGAAAATAATGGATTTGAGGCAGCAAGTTAAAACGCTTTTATTTGATGAGGATGTAAATCAGTCTGAATCAATACAGCCCCAGACCGCTACAGAGCTTGTAATCAAGCAACAAAAACTTGCTAATCAAATAGGGCCATTATTCTCTCGATTACAACAAGAATTCTTAGCTCCACTTATCAATACAGTAACAAGCATTCTTGAGAAAAGAGGGTTGATTAAAAAACCTGAGCTAAACGGCAAGCGAATAATATTTAAATACAAATCACCTCTTGAAGCCTCACAAGGTCAACAAGAGATTGCAGTATTTACTCAATACGTTCAATTAATGCAGGGTATTGTTGGCCCAGAGTTTACCAACTTGTATATAAATCCTGCTAAAATGCCATACTTTATAGCTGAGAAGTTACAAATTGATATGGAGTTACTAAATAAACCTGAAGCTGTTAAAGCAACGATGCAATCATTACAGCAACAAATGATTGCTCAGCAAGAGATGGCGGCACAACAAGGAATTCCACCTGAGGAAATCGCCCAGTGACAAGAAAACCAAACCCTTATATTGATACGCCAAATTATTGGGAAGGCTATAATAAAAAGCTTGGGCCTGATGAGGTTCCTAATCAGCCAGATAAAATGGAACATTTAGCTTGGCTTGTGTTCGACCAAAACAAAGATGGGAAAGAACTTCTCGAAGAGATAGAGAGAAAATGTGTTATGCCGGGGCAAGTAGTCCCGGGTGCTGATAATTTCACAGATAAGCTAATATTCTCTGAAGGATATAAGCACGCCTTTCGTTCATTGCGATTACTAGTTGAATCCCATAAAAACAGATTGAAAGCTGAAAATCAAAAACAGGAGACATAATGCCAGATACAGAAGATTTAGGCAGCCAAGAGCCATCTTGGTATATTGATGAATCAACGCCAGGCCCAGGAGAAAGACCAAGCTTTTTGCCTGAAAAGTTTAAGTCTGTATCAGATCTCGCTAATGGTTACAGCGAATTAGAAAAGAAGTTCGGCTCAGCCCCTAGCGAGTATGATTTTTCCAAAGGCTCGGATTGGATTGATTCTGATTACGATGGATTTAAAGAATTAGCTCAAGTTGCAAAAGAGAAACGAGTACCTCAAGAGGTGCTTGATAAAATGCTTGAAACAACTGGTAGCTACTTAGGTCAATTTAAAACAGATTTTAATGCGGAACTTCATAAGCTTGGTGATAATGCAAGAGAACGGTTAACAGTGCTTGATAACTGGGCTGCTGCTAATCTATCTGAAAAAGCAAGAGACGCATTATTTAACAGTATTGATACCGCTGAAGGTATAGAAGCAATTGAAGAATTAAGGGGAATAATGATGGGTAACGAATCAAATATACCAACAGGAAATGAATCAGATATGACAAGCACTTTGACTGTTGAAGAAGTTCAAGATGAAATAGCGCGAAATATTGACAAATATACAAGCGATGAAACTTATAGAAATGAAATGAAGCGCAAGATTGAACGTGTTGCTCCTAATTCAGGTTTCAAAGATAAATCAAGCATGATTTGACAAATCTCTAACATAGTCTAAAATTTGTATAAGTTGTGGCATTAAGCCGCTAAAAAAACCAAATAAAGGACAACTTGTACGAGTCCTGATTATTCAGACAAACTCATAGCTGCAAGCCCTTACAAAGAATGGTTATTCGTTTAACATTTTTATAAGGGGTAAAGCTATGGGTGCTTCACTTTCTGCTGTAGAACAAATTGAATTTGATGCCTTGGTAAAGGCTCAGTATCGCTCGCGTGGATTTCGTTTAAGAGATTCAATCCGTATGCGTCAAAATATTGTTGGTGCAACTGTTGAATTTAGAAAAGTTGACCAAGTACTTGCTGTTGCAACTGGCTATAGTCAAGCTGTTGTACCACAAGACCCTGGCTACACTAAATCATCTGCTACCATGCAAAAATACACAGCTCCAATAGTCACTGATACAGTTCAAGAATTAACTGTGAACTTTGATACCAAAATGGAAAATGCCATGTTGGTTGCAGACGCGTTAGGTCGTCGCTCTGACCAAATCACAATTGATGCTCTAGCTGCTGATGTTGGTGACACTGTTGCTGCTGGTGCTGCAAATATGAGTTATGCGAAGTATCGAGATATCATCGAGTTCTTCGAAGACAACTCTGTACCGTTAGGTGATAGATGGGTTGCTATGACTGGTAATAACTTGCGAGCCTTGATGGCTGCTGACCAGTTCACCTCATCTTTCTACACTCGCAACGACATCCTAGATAAAGGTATGGTTCGTGAGTACTTAGGTATGAACTTAGTAATCATCCCATCCAATATGACTGAGGGCGGTTTGCCTAAATCTGGTAATATCCGTACAGTCTTAGCTTGGCATAGAATGTCAACTGGGATGGGTGTTGGTCAAAACTTTAGAACTGAAATTAACTATTTACCACGAGAAACTTCATGGTTGGTCAATGGTATATTCAGTGCTGGTGCTGTCGTTATTGATAATACCGGTGTGCTAGCCGTTGAATGCGACGAATCAGTAAACCCATAATTTAGGAGAGAATATCATGGCTTTTAATAGAGCAAGATGGTCGTGCAACACTTCGGCCCTAAATGCAGGACAGGTCACCGCTGATTCAGTAATCTACAACGGCCCTAACTTATTTACATATGCAAGCTCAACTGATGCTGCCGCTACTATTGAAGCAGCAAACTACTTTGCACCTGCTGTGTATGAGTTAGCCTTAAATGACTTTATCTTTGCGCAAGGCTCAGATGCTATGACAGCACGAAGAGTTTCTGCAATTGATAGAGCTGCTGGAACTGTTTCTACTACTAGTATTGGATTGAATGATTCAATTGCTACTGCAAACATTAATAACGGTGCGGTAACTACTGCCAAGTTAGCTGATGATGCAGTGACTAACGCAAAACTAGCTGAAGATACTATTCAAACTGCAACTGTAAGTGTTTCTAGTGCTGAGTTATTAGCTTTAGCTACTACTCCAAAAGCATTAGTTGCAGCTCCCGGTGCAGATAAGTTTATACAGTTCTTAGGTGCTCAGTTCATCTTGGACTACAACACAACTCAATACACTGAGTTAGGCGATAACATGGGTATCAAGTATACCAATGCTGCTGGTGTTCAAGTCTCAGATACAATCGAGTGTACTGGATTCATCGACCAAGCTGCTGACACAATCACAAATGCTGTACCTGTGAAAGATGCGATTGTCGCTGCTAGTGCTGCTGTTAACCAAGCGTTAGTTTTAGATAACCTTGGCTCTAACTTTGCGGCTGGTGATTCACCAATGACTGTAATTATAAGCTATAAAGTATTAACTGCTGGCTTATAATTAAAAAGGGGCTGACTAATGAGTATAACTAAAACTCTAATCGTAAGTAATGCTATAGCGCAGCTTGGTCACGCCCCTATTCAGACACTTGATAATGGTGATGACATGGTAGTAGCTGCTGAACAAGCCTATGACATGTTATTGCCTGCTGTGCTTGCTGAGAATAACTGGCGGTTTGCAACTCAAATTCAACAATTGAGTTTGACAGTAGATACGCCAGTGGTAAATAACTGGCAGTACATCTACAATCTACCTGCTGATTTCTTAAAGACTATTCGTGTATATCCGCAAGAATACGACTGGAAGATTTACGAGAATAGAAAACTTTATGCTAATTATGCAGGCCCTTTTTATATGGAATATGTATTTCAACCTGACACTAGCAGACTGCCTAATAGTTTTGTAAGGTATTTTTGTTTAGAGATTGCCTCTTATATAGCCTTAAGTAATGCTCAGCGTCCAGATTACGCAGCGGTTATTGATAGAAAGAAAACTATAGCTCTAGCTAACGCAGCGGCAGTTGATGCACAAAACAACCCACAAACTTCACAAATAAACTTTCCAACGATTGACCAAAGAAACATTGCTGGTTTTGATTACTCACTGGCTTAGGAGGAATAATGCCTTTAACTTTGTGGTCACAAGATAATTTCTCACAAGGTGAGCTTTCCCCTTTAATGTATGCCAGAGTAGGTGTAAACGGTTATTATAACGCATTAAAAACGTCTCAAAATATTGTCACTTTGCCTCAAGGTGGTGCAATAAAACGGTTTGGGACAAATCACCGAAATGAAATTACAGGTATTACTAATGCTAACCAAATATACGCTAGAGCTTTTCAATATTCTGACGAATGTGTTTATAACATCATAGTAAAACCAAATTCAATTGACATATTTTTGGAAAACACATTACAAGGAACTGTGTCTTCAACTGGAATATTGGCAGAGGATATCCCTTTAATAGACTCAACCGTATTAGATGATGCGTTTAGAATCTGTACTGGTATTTATATACCTAAAGATTTAGAAAGAACAGCAAGTACACCTAATGCAATTACAGGTTTTACTTCAAGCACATTAACAGTTACAACACAATTTTCATCGGCTGACTTGGTAATTCCAGTTCAATTTACTACTACAGGCTCGCTTCCAACTTCTAGCCCACAGATTCAAACAGGACGCACTTATTTTATGCGTTCTGAATCAACTACAACTTTTTCACTATACAATACATCGGTTGAAGCTAGGGACGAATTAAACCCATATTCTTTTACTTCAGCCGGAACCTCATCGAATTTAGTTCTTCTTTCCACTTGGAATCTTAATGATGTAAGTTTTGATAATGTTCCTGGTTATGATTTCAATGATACAGATTACAGTGGCTTTACCTTTACACCGTCATTAACTAGCGGTTTTGGTATAACAATCACGTCAAGCACTGCCATATTCACCAATGCTTATATAGGTGGGTATTTAATTGGAAACGGAGGGAAGGCTCGATCGTGACTGGGAAACATTATCAAAACTTACATCATTAAGATTCCA